CTGATCCTCTTGTTTAAGGAGAACCCCAACCAGGTCCAAAAGCTGAACCAAGGGCGCAAGATACAGCCCAAATGTATCTCGGTTTTGACTATTTAGGAGTGTTATTGTCCTAAAGGTAGCCATTCACCGAAATTGTACCACTGATGCACAAAAACAGTCTTTACAGCTGTTCTAGTCACGACTCTAAGATTTGACTTATTTCCATAAGCCATTTCCGTAGATGGGTACCATAGTCTTGCAAGTAAAACTGCATGACTTGTCGACTTCCGTGAAACCGGAAGATCAATGACAGATGGAACGAGGTAACCCTCTAATCCATCGCCACTGACAACTGGCGTTGCTTCGTCGAAATCGGCGTGCAACACAACATCTCCTTTAATTTCACTTCCCTTCAGAAGCAAGTCTTCGGGTAACTGATTTACAAGAAAATGATGTAATGGGTAAAAACGTAGATCACGGCCATCGCAGAAGCGATAACTGTGAGCCAAGCGATTAACCCTATTAGCCAGTCTAAAAATGCTTTTGGCATCATACGACACTTTCTTTAGAAAGATTGGTTTAACATCACGGCCGCCAAAGTAATAATCTCCGCAGGATTCACGAAATTGACCAGTAGAAAAGGTTTTCTGCTGATTAACTTCAAATCCCAAGAAGTTACAAAATTGACGGTATAAGTCATAAGCCTCGGTGCTCACAGTGATATCATCACCATGCACAGATATATCTTCATATGCGAGTCCTAAATAATCGTGAACTACCTCAGCGGCAGCGACGAATATCAAGGATTCAAGCTCAAAGGTATAGCCATTCCCCATCGATGAGAACATCTCAAAGACATGGAATGACTTGCCCTTGTCGAGGGTGTAACTAGGCGTTCGACACGCATCCAACAGAGAATACCACGTCTGGTCAATAATACTTTCACGTATCATTAACTTAGCAATAGTATTACTAGCGTTCGCAAAATCCACTGTCGTAGAGAGTCCAGTAATGGAACCCTCCCGTGCAATAGATCTGGACCGCTCCGTTGAATTCAAGTCGTAGCCGTGCCTCCTAAGTCGTCGTCTGATCGACTCGCCTAAACTTTTTTGGAAAAAGGTCGTAAGACCAGCCTCCTTAAAGATCGTGCGATCGGTTACGGCGTTCTTAGGTACAGTGAGAAGCTCACTACACGAGACCAGCTCGAGTTTATCAACAACATCCTGATTGGGAAACCAATTGGGATATTCATTGACTAACTCATCCTTGATCAGTGCGTACAGTTTCGTTGTTATTTGCCTCTCAAAACGAAACTTCCTGATGGCACCGGTGTCATTGCCAGTGATGGCAATAGTTGAACCGGGTCCCCAGGCGCCGAGACTGAAGAAGTCCTCCCTATTGTACGTTCCCAATATCCGAGCTATTTTTCGCGTGAATGCGTGATGCAGCCACACGTTGACACCTTTATAAAGGGGGTCAAGGTTCGGATTCCGGAAACGTACATTCGTAGCCGCACAGGCTATCTCACCCTCTTTAAAGGATGTGATCGCTTGCTGCCTAGTATTTATCTTGGTTTTAAGACCTCGATATTTACGAAGCAGGCTAGATGCGGCTAGATTGTCTCTGACAAGTTCAGCCGATATCTCACGATTCGGATCGTACTTGTATCTCGCTATTTGTTCGTGCTCTTTATACTGTAACAGCATATAGAGACCGAGACTTAGCGGCGTATCTAGACACTCAAAGAACTTCTTTGCAACCTGGATATCCAGGCTGCGCTCTGGCTTAAATGCCTTATAACTCTTAAGAATTTCTCTTAAAGAGCCACGTTTTACTTTTGTCATAACATGGGCCTTTGATGATTAGAAACAGTCTAGTTAATAGACAGTTTCTTGTGTTTCCACCAGAGCTGTGATCAACGCGTTAGAGAGAAGATTCTTTGCGTAAGCAAGGATATCTTTTCTTTGCGCGAGGGTACACCGCTCCGGAAGGAAAAACATTCCATCAAATGTTAGGTCGTACGCCTTCGTAGGAGCGGGAGTAATCCCGTTATACGTCGACGCGTTAACCACCTCCATGACTGGC